TGCATTAACGCAGACTGCGTAGACAATAAATTTTGCAGATCAAAAATTCCGTGACAAAGTCACATAAAAAATATCTACAAATTTAAAAATGACTACGTCATGGTATATTACAGCTCTGCGACTGTAATATTATAATGGCGGTACAATATGGAAGTACATAGGAGGACATCCTACAAAATTCCATACTTGAAAATCTTCACCAGCGCTAGCATTAAGAAGGAATATATTATCCCTATCATGCGCGCTTAAAACTGTGAAGTCGACGGGCGTAACGCCTTGCCCGGCTCCTGAATTTTGCAATTCTATGGGCTTTTCTATTATAGCCCTCAAATTAGTCAGGTGTGGTATTCTATTCTCAAGAACACCGTCAGTAACCATATCCTTACCACCATATCCAGGTTCTATGGATCGTATAAGGGATGTAGACATAGCTAATTTAGCTATATCATCATTGGTTACAGCAGTAAGAGGTTGTCGTTCTATAAACGACGTAACACCATCTTGTTTGCCGTATGTAATCTGTAGCGATTCATACGGTAATCTTTGCCCCGCCAAACGAACGAATTGCCAAATCATAGATCCCCTGTATGCTGCGAACATCATTGAGAGATATTTGGCTACAGTGTTATTACACATCCCAATCTCACCAGCTATAGCACCTCTAGTATTACCATACATAGGTACGGAAATACGTAGAAAACCAAAGTCATCTGGACCTTGATTAAATCCAGCACGTATAGCGCGGTGTGTTATAAACCTTTTTGAAAGCGGTCGAAGAGAACGTATGCTCTCACCAAAATACATATCAGTCAGATGCGGATTATCTGATCTTTTATTGACTTCAAACACATCAGTTATACCGTCCGTCTCAGTACCATTAAGTGGTTCATAATTCGCATATTTAATACCATCTTGAGTGTGGTAAGAGTAAAATCCAAATTGATCATCGGGTTGAGCAGCTTGACAATCTAACGCATATGAATACACATTAAATCGCACTGGTACGCTATCTGAAGCACTAGTTAAATCAGTGACATGATAAATACCCAAAGTACCATTGAACTGCTGGGCATTAACACTATTGAATTTAGTAGCGCGATGAATGTCAGATTCATTAAACAAACCCGGAGATGTTGTTTCTAAAAATCCAACAGGTTGTCCATGATGAATTACAACGCGTATCCTATCAATTTCACTAACATTGTATATTCTAGATGATGCTAATGATGTTGGTGCACGAATAGCCGCAGTAGCGTCGGTTTCTTGCGCAAAATACCGTGGATCATAACATACAGCAAACTTACCCATGTGAAATTTATTCTTCACAACTTGAATTTCGTATACAACCGTACCACGCCAATAGGTATATGGTAAAAATGCAGCTGCCGCAGCAGATAGTTGTTTACTACCATCAGCATTGTCTATAAAATTCATCGGGGTAACTCTAAAGTTGTGTAACATAGTATTGGGTATACCACCTACATTCCAATCAAACGATGTAACATAACTTTTATTACGTGCTATTGAATCAAGAACTAGCGGGTCTCTATTACTACTTTCCATAACTTCGGGGCCTATGGTTAGTTGTTGTTTATGATCAACAGAAAGCACACGACATGCTCTTGGTGTAGTGGTAGATGCTAGATTACTCATCTGTACATCCTTATACATTACAGGTGCATTCTCTGTATCTGGTCTGGAATAACCCATTAGAGCAGCTAATGTTCCTGCACCTTGCAATGCCAAACTTGTTGCTCTAGTCCATGGTCCTATAGTTGGTATGTTGTTAAAATTAGATAATCGTCTTGCTAACGCAGTAGCACGTGACGATATCTTACCATTTACAACTTTTTCAACTTCATCTCCATCACCTGATTGTGGTGTGAGATTTGCTGCGCTTATAGTTGTTGGAATAGATAACTCATAATCAACTAATCTTGCAAATACCGTAATATTTATAGGAGCAGTAGAATCAGAACTAGTAAGTAGTGTATTAATTGGTCTAAGAAGTAAATCTCCATATTGATTAAAGAAATACCCTGTACCATCTGTTTCATACTCACCAGTAATATCCATATAATCCAAATTAGTAGGAATTGGTATAGTAAATACAAAATCCTGTGGATTACACACATTAAACTGGTGGGATTCGTTTTGTTGACTCAATATTGACATTGCTCCGATATCTGCAGCTGTGCTAGCATTATTAAGATAAGCATTAATTTGCTTATACCTCAAATATGATGCTTGCATAGCACCGGCATATGTTAAATTGCCTGTCATCATAACGCGTACTTCTAACGAGCCTTTAAGCAAAGACAAATTAGTTAGCCTATTAGTTATAACAGGTAAATTACGCCATGCTGCCCACACGGGCAGTGACTCGTTAAAAGAATTATATCCTTCACCAAGATTCCATGTATACTGTTGTATAATTTGTGGTCTTGCGAAGAACGTTGTGACGTCACCGTTTTGCCCATCTAAGGCACTACGGGGTCCGTCTGAAACACCAATATCTTCCAATTTAATGGAATCTGGTGTTTGAAAATCAAAATCAAGTACCGGAGTACTATCGACTTTGCCATCCATTTGCAATCCTGCCGTTTGGTTGGATGGAACCATCTTAGGTGTAGCGTCAGCACTTGACGCTACGGGTTCAGCCTGTTTGTTGGAACGTTATTTGAATTATTACACTCGTTGTCCCATTGAATGTAATAAGTCTTAAAATGAAACGCCAAGCGTACTCCACAACAAGACCATATGTGGATCCGTAATCAATGACATTCCCAAGATTTTGCTATTCTCCGAAAGCAGATTCTCAACTGCTCGTTTCATTTTCGCTATCGCTGGAGAGAAACAGGTCCAAATGATTGTCATAATGACAATATTGCTTTTCCCATTTGTACAACATTTCATCGTACGACATGAGAACAGCAAAAGTTAAAATATGTGGATACTTAATAATTATACTATTAAGTTTACCCACAAAAACATTATAATAGACCCGACCATAGAAAAATGCTTCATAACAAGCAGCATCTATGATTTGGCTTATTTGATGTTCGTGTGATATGGACTTAGATGGTAATACATACAATAGGCTTTTGAAAACACTATTGATATCTAATCTACCAACTTGCACCACATCACCATGTGAAGTTCTAAACTCACAATTAGAACGTTTAAGAAACGTTAAATTGTCAGAACTCAAATAAGGTTGTTTAATAACTTCTTTACTAGTGTCCGTGAATATTTGTCCATATCTATCAAGAAACTCAGATATGTGAACATTGTTAAAGCTACAACATGGTGAAACACTTCCTATATTATCATCACCATATGTCATTAGTTTAACATTTTCACGAAATGGAGTATCAAATTTGTCAAAATAAGCCATACGTATCTGTAAACAATTAACTATACTATTGATCATAGTAGTTAATGGATTACCAGATATATGACCCCCTCTATTTAATCTATAAACAAAATTATCCATTAAAATATTAGGGTATATTATGTCAGTACAAATAGATTCCATGGCTTGCATATCAACACTAGTATAATTTCCTGATGTCCACGCTAATTCCATTAATATGGATAAAGCGGACGATATAACCATGGTAGGTTGACGAGCATCGTAACTAGAATAATCGCCACCAATAGCGCGATGTTCACCGAATTGCATTATAAAACTATACAATTCAGTCCATTCTTCATGATAATATACATTAGCACCTATAGCACATTCACTAGTAAGTGAATTCATTTGTAGAAAGCGCATTGGACATAAGAAATATTTCCGACAAACTATTATAAAAGCAATGGGAGCTCCAAAGAATATTCTACAGGAGCGTGTGCCATCACTTTTAGTTTCCTTAACTTCATCTTTCTTAGACGCGCTAACAATTGGATTTACTATTTTACCTAAGCGATATGTTTGATCGGTCTCTTCTATATAATCCATAACTTCTTGTGTAAAAGTTATAGACGTATCAGCTATGTTGCATTCAGGATGAATAAAATTCTTCTTAGGTCTATGAATAGGATGACCCATTGAAGTATTCATATTAATCCTATCAATATATTTAACACCAGGTATACCATTTATAGATTCTAGAATAGTTAAAGGCCGCATAATGTGCTTTTGATACTCTTTTTGACATTTCAAAAGTTCTAATAGAGGCTTAATATAATCGGATCTAGCTCTATCCATTAAAATATCAGGAAATTCACTACCAGGATTACTATATTTTTCCAAATTAGATTGATAAGGTTTCCAATCGGGTAACATATCGGGAGGTCCCCATTTATCTGTTATTTGGAAGGTGTTTAAGACATCGTCATAAATACATGATTTAACAACAGAACTCTTAGTTATATTAGTTTTAGGACCAAGAGTAACAACTTCAACTTGTGTGAACAATGGTAAATAGTTATTAGGATTTTTATTATGGAACGTGTTATCATTAAAAGAAAAAGCATTGTCACGACCCATGGTTTTATGTTCAACGGGTTCATCAGGTGACATTAAGAAAGAATGTTGTGCAATAGGTAACTTACTTAATGCATAATCTATTTCAGCATTAGTTACCAAACACGACATTCCTCTTGTAGTACCTTCACGGCCCGCAACATGAATTCCAATAATACATCGAACACCGGTAGTAGAATAACATACAGCACCACATAAACCATCAAAAGTATTACGTGATAAATTATTATATTTACTACCCATCACTTCAAATTTACCAACTTTACCAATTACTTCTGTTCTACTTGCTATAGATAAATTTCCATTGTATTTAACAATCTCACCACTCTCAGTTCTATACTGCATTTCGAAATCTGTTTCACCATCAATGTAAGAGTGTGCAAAATGTTTAGACATTTTGGAAAATTTACCTCCAGATGACACATGAACAATTGTCAAATCTCTATCTGGAAATTTATAACTCCGAGCTTTATCAATATATGTAGAAGTATTGGCCCCATTGTCATGTAATGGTCCCTTAATAATGATTGCTTCATAACGATCATACTCGCGCAAGTAATGATGAGGTATAAGTAAAACTCCAGTTTGAATAAATAAACCATTAGCTCTCTTTGTATTAGCAGTTCTAATACGCTCATTATTACTATCAACTGGAACTAACTCTATATTAACTAGATTACGCCCAATTAAAGCATTCATTGTATCTAGACTCGTAGTCTTACTCGTATTAGTTGCTATTAAAGGATTGATAACAGGTTTACCGTAAGTCCACGGATTAACTGCATCATTTCTACGGTCGTACTCATCTTCCGTACGTGGACATAAACCACCTTGTGTAAAATACTCAATTTTATTGTAACTTGTATATATTTTCTTAAATGTACGAATAACGGCTAGTAGTGATATACCACCAACAATCGGATACAAATATTTACTGTAATTACGTAAACCAATGACGTTATGAACGCCACGTGTAAGAGCTAAAACATGTATAAGAGAACGATATGTCATAAACAAACGCAAATAACATGAGATAAATATATATAAAAGAATATAATACCAAGGCACATTTAAGCAGTGAAGACAAGAAAAACGTACAAGATTATAAACGAAAATTTCGAAAATAACTTTAATACTTGTATAACACCGTTTGAATATATTGCTATTAGATGTGCCAAACATGGGAAGAATATTAAAACTAAGTAAACATCTATCTAAAAACATATATACTCGCGTATGAATTAACATCCAATAAATCCAACGATGAAATAAATATGGTTCAATTAGTTGCAAGAAACATATAACACTATACATAACACTTGAATTAAGTACTGAATAAGCTACCTGTGTTTTCAAATCGTCATGTATGAAACAAAAACCGCTCACATTATTACAACCATCAACTGGGCATGTATTAATTTGACGAATAGTATTTGCATTCTTCAACATGGTGACTTGGTTATCTCTATGGATTCTAAATTGCGACACTAAGAAAGGAATTAAAACATTCATACCAACTTTTTCCATTCGAATTTTAGTTCCAAATTCTTTGCTATCCCAAACATAAGTTTCATAACTACCCTTGGAGCGTGATGCTTCAACTGTAGGCTGAACCGCAACTTTGACAGTAATATCCCAAAAATCGGATAAACCATTTTTCTTAGGATATCCACGAGCTTTGGCTGGATCTATGCCACAGTTTCTACCATCTCTAAAATATTGCACATCGTCTTTAGCTTTAATATCTAAAACAAAATGTGGCCTACGTTGTATAGAATAAGGACAGTTACTATATGCAGTAGCATTTAAATCTTCTACATTTGTAGTGATCATCACGAGTTCCGGCTCAACGAAAACTTCACCTTTTTCTTCAACGCCAGCTTTAGGAGCAATAAAAGGCATATTATTACATACATCGATAACAGAACGAATTGGATTTGTTTGCATAGTTTCAACTTTCTCATTTCCAAGATCATCTATAACTAAAACCAATTTGTCTGATTTCCAGTTATTCCAATATTTTTCGGATGGATTTATAATTCCTCTCTTGTCCATATCAGTTGACAGATTTTCACTCAACAACAAACAATGTATCAATTGATCACATAAACTAGACTTACCTTGTGCACTAGCACCAAATAATTCCAGGACGAAAGGTGCTCTACGCAAACCACAGGATTTCTTAAGAGCACTAAATTTTCTATCAATATCATCAATTATACGTTTTCTTTCCATCATAATGCGTACTTCACTAGGTCTCATGCCAGAATATGTTTTGTCATAGTACTGCTTAACTTTGCTGAGTTGTCCAGCAAAATCGGCATCACTCATATTACGCAAACCTAATAAATTACCATTTTTGTACATTTCCCAATTAGATCTCAAATCGCAAAACTCTTTATCGACATTGCTACTTGCAAATAACTGAGAGAAATCACCGTTCTTAAAAATTGCATACAAATTCGTACAAAAATATTCTGCACAATTAAGAATACCCTTAATTACATCATCAGCAGAAGTAAATTGTTGTTGTAATTGCTCAACATGCAATTTGAAGAAATTCGTACTAAGTACAACATCAGTAGATTTGCACATACCAAAAGTGACCATCAATCCCAAAATTGTGGCAAAGCTAGAAAACAAGTTGCTATCACGGCACATTATCCAATTTGATCGGACTTGTGATAAGAAATTTGGCCATTGTTTATCGCCATCACCTTCATCACTTTGTGTGGTAAGACCAAAAGTTTCCATTATGAATTCAGTCAAAGATCCATCAACCAGAGAGGAATTTTTAAAAATACCCAATATATATGACATAACGCCATAGGTTGATTTAAGTTGCGACAAGGTAAATAAATGTAGCATTATATCTTCTATAATATCGAAGTTATCAAAAGAGGATATATTGCTAGCATCATATTGGAAAAGTTTAGGATAAACACGCTTGAGTAGAGTAACGCCATTATTCAAAACACCATCAAAATTCTTGATATGTTGTATAATATTGCGTTTCACTACAATGTACTTATCAGAAGGAGTTTGATGCACCTTCTTTTCGGTTAAACAATAAATTACACTGAAAATAAGAAAGAAAATATAAAGACACGATGCACTATTATAATGCATTGTATGATTATATAACTTATAAACATAGTAATAAGATAAGAAATTTACAAAATGCAATACTAATGCCAAACGGCGCATAAAAATGCGCCATTTATCAAAAGAGCATTTGTAAATTAATGCTAAAATTTTTGTCACCACATAAGTGGCAACAAAAATACCTATATTAAATAAAATTAATACATAGGGTTTTAAATCTGAAATAATTATATTATGGTTCCACATCTTGATATCGTAAAATAGAGTAAAAAGTTTCATGAAAATAATTTAATTGCTTGGGAACGGGTTAGGAGCGCAAGCGGAAGAATTTAGATTTTTTGGAATCTAGTAACCAGTTCAGAACGTGGAGAGCTACACCCGGCCTACCTCGGCCTCGGAAGAGATATATTCACTGGATCAACTCGTCGAGCAACGAGAATGTAAGGGTATCCACTCCCTACATTTTTAACCACCATATAATATATAACTAACATCATATCGCAATATGACATCTAGGGCCATTCAAGCACCCTTTATTCTTTTTTCTAAGACAATAATTCAGCACAAAGTGCAAATTATTAATCCGTCATTCTGAGTTATATACTATTTCCATATGACCAGCTCTCATCCAACTGTAAAATATAAAAATATATACAATAAATAAATACAAACATGTATAGATAAAAGCATGTAATATGGATATGTAAATAAATAAACGAATATAAAACATGTAAAATATAAAATATAAAAATATAAATATGTATCAAAATATAAAATAAATAAATAAACAAAAAGAAATACTTTTCAAGTATTATAAAAATGTTAGTGTTCAAGTAAAATGAAATGAAGATCAAAACACGTTAACTAAACACTAAATCGTTATCTAAAATAATAAATAACGAATGAAGTTTGATTGCACAAACCGGATACTTCATACCGGAATATAATTTGCGGTTTCGTCGGCCAAGACTGCAGATAAAGATAAATAAACATAAATTTTTGCAAACAAGCGAGAGGAGATGATTAGAATAATAAAACTAAACAACTCTTCATCATGATTGACAACAAAATACATTAACGTAGGGTGGCTAACCCCAC